ACCGTCCTAGACATGATGCAAGTCTATGACGACCTCGAAGCGCATATTAATGAAAAGGGTTATGACATCCGAGCTCTCGGTTACGACCCTTACAACGCTAAGGAATTCGTCGAGCGTTACATCGCCGAGAACGGACCTTCGGGGTCGACAAGGTGATCCAGGGTGCGAAGACTGAGTCCGTCCCGCTTGGTGAGCTTAAGAAGCTGGCTGAGCAGAGGGCGCTCATATTTTGATGAGAAGCTCATGCTTTCACCATGGGCAACGCAATCACGCAAGAGGACACCAATGGCAACCGAAAGCTTCTGAAGAAGCGGATGGACGAGAAGATTGACAACGTCTCCGCTCTTATGGACGCATACGTAGCCTTCAAAGCCAACAAGGAGGCTTTCGAATGACAACCGATATTACAAGCGAAGAGGCTCTTGCGCACTTCGGTGTCAAGGGCATGAAGTGGGGCGTTCGTAAGCCGGACGATTCCGGTGGCGGAAGTGGTGGCCCGGCCAAACTCAAGGGTAAGGAACGAACGGACGCCATCCTCAACGCCCGTGTACGTCAGGGCGCCCGCAAGTACGCATACCAGAACGCCACAGCGGAGTTCATGGTGGCTCGCACTGCCAAGGGGCAGGACGCGGCCGAGAAGAGCATGCGCAAGCTGGAGAAGGAGTTCTACGAGGGCGAAGACTTCAAGCTCTCTAAGCAGTACACCACCGGTGAGAAGTGGGTCGGCGGAGTTTCTTGGGCCGCTCTTGGTGCTGCTGCCGTCGGGCTTCTCTACGCCTCCGCTCAGGGGTAACGACAGGAGGTGAAACATGGACGAGTCGGATCTTATTCACTTCGGTGTTAAGGGTATGCGATGGGGTGTTCGAAAGGACGGTCCCGAGGGCTCGTCAAAGACGCCTCGCACGCCCGAACAGATTACCAAGCGCAAGGAGAACGCCAAGAAGGTTCTGATCGGGACGGCTGCGATTACTGCTGCAGCTGGTGCTGCATTTGTTGCGTACAAGATGCAGCAAGAAGGCCCGCTAACCTATGATTCCCCCAAGGTTTCCGCAGGAAAGAAGGTGGCCGAGAAGATCGCCCTCCAAGAGCCAACTGCAGTGGTGCATGCCTCTCGTGGGAAGAATCTTGGGGTTCGATTCTTGGAAAAGGGCGGACTTCCGGACGCGCTTCCGGAGTACGAGCGTTCTCCACTCTCAAGTGATATTCAGTCTAAGGAACTCTTCGAGCGTTTCGGCGATGGTAAAGTTGCAGCACGCTTTGTAGATCCTGAAGGAAGAACTGACCATTCTAGCCGGCCTATCTCGCACGAGGTCATCGTTCCGAAGAGCATGTCGGACAGCGTCAAGAATCTTGACGACATTCGGAAGGTTATTTGGCCGCTGGTCAAGGAACAATACGATGAATTCTATCAATCCTCGCTAGAGAGGAGGTACTCATGACGGAGCTCGAACACTTTGGTGTCAAGGGCATGAAGTGGGGCGTTCGAAAAGCCGAGTACCGAGAAAGCGTGGCTAACGCAGCTCCGGTGGGTTCTAAGACGCGCGTTGTAGCTCCAAATGGGGACGTCCTAACAATTCACAGAGCTGACCCAGGACCTCTTGCGATAGCTGCGGGTAGGTTAGTGGGCCGCAAACCTGAGGGTTACGCCTATGAGATGCGAATCCATAACACGGCAGGCGAACAAGTCGGCGCGTTCCAAGTGTGGCACGACGGACCGCATGCTGTTCGTGGCGAGTGGTTAGAGATCGCTCCAAGTCATCAAGGTAAGGCCTATAGCGAGACCGCCATTCGAGGACTGATCGAGGCCTCTAAGAAGAAGACTGACATAACCGAGGTCCGACTTCAGGTTCCTTCTAACGCGGCTCCAGCCAAGCATATTTACTCAAAGATCGGCTTCAAAAAGGACAAGGACCTCGGGTTTGCCCCAGGTTACGGAAACCTAGAAGACTGGGTTTACGAACTAACTAAGGACGGGAGGTGAGTTATGGTTAGCGTACGGGAACGCTTGAAGCAGGCCTGGAACGTATTTCGAAACGAAGAGGATCGATTTACTGGACAGACGCCGTTTCTTGGCCCGGCCAGTTACGGGGCCTCCCGACCGGATCGAACCCGCCTCTTCATCTCGAATGAGCGAACGATCATCGCCTCGATCTACACTCGCATTGCGATTGACGTAGCACAAGCCGATTTTCGTCACGTTCGCGTCGACGACAACGGAAACTACATCGAGGAGATCGACAGCGGGCTGAATGAGTGTCTCAAGATCGAAGCCAATATCGATCAGTCGGCCAAGTCGCTTCTTCGAGACGCCGTCATCACTATGCTTAACGACGGTGCCGCAGCAATCGTCCCAGTAACGACCGTCGGAAACCCGGAGCTGTCTGGGGACTACGATATTCGTACTCTGAGGGTTGGAACGGTCACTCAGTTCCGCCCTAGGCACCTGACGGTGAATCTTTACAACGAGGATCGTGGAGAACGGCAGGAAGTCACGCTTTCTAAGCGTAACGTGGCGTTGGCGGATAATCCGTTGTATTACGTCATGAACGAGCCGAACTCGACCCTTCAGAGGCTTATTCGTAAGCTTAACATGCTGGATACACTGGACGAGCGGACTAGTTCCGGCAAGCTCGACCTCATTATTCAGCTGCCGTATGTGGTTAAGTCAGAGGCTAGACGACAGCAGGCCGAGCAGCGTAGGTCTGATCTAGAGTTCCAGCTGAAGGGCAGCCAGTACGGTATTGCCTATACAGATGGTACCGAGAAGATCACACAGCTCAATCGTCCTGCTGAGAACCAGCTTATGGCGGAGATCGTCGAGCTCAAGACCCAGCTATATTCTGAGCTCGGCATCAACAAGGCGGTTATGGAAGGATCGGCAGACGAAGCAGCGATGCTCAACTACCGTTCCAGGACGCTCGAGCCGATTTCGGACTCGATCGTGGACGCTATGAAGCGCACCTTCCTGACTAAGACTGCTCGCACCCAAAAGCAGTCCGTCGAATACTACTCGGACCCCTTCAAGCTTGTTCCGGTCAGCGAACTTGCCGATATTGCAGACAAGTTCACCCGTAACGAGATTCTGACAGCTAACGAGGTTCGCTCCATCGTTAAGATGAAGCCTTCGACTGATCCTAAGGCGGATGAGCTTCGAAACGCGAACATGCCAGCTCCAGAAGCGGCTGTTGAGGCTGAGCCTGGCTCAGACGATGCAACTGCGGCGCTCGACGAGGTCGATAAGATGCTCGACGACGTCTTCCAGACTCTTGGAGTGGAGGAGTAATGTCAAACGTGGATGAGTTTCTGGCAATGCACGCAGACACTCCGCTTTCCCATGCTGGCTACGACGCTCAAGCCCGAAGAGAGTATTACCTTAGGACGCGAAAGCTGAAGGGGCGAGCCGGCGGCAGCGTAGACCCCAAAGGTCGTGCAACAACGGCCTCGTCGCCCTCTAGGGTGAATCGTACAGCGGTCCTTAAGGCCGCGCCGAAGAAACCTGCTTCCCAAACCATGGAAGCTCGAGTCGCACAACTAAAGGGTCGGCTCGATCGACTCAAGTCCGAGCTCGCTATCCTTGTCGCGGCAGCGAAGGTTCGTTCTGGGGTAGACCCCAAGGAGACAAAGAAGAAAGACGACTCCAAGGAGCCCGAGAAGAAGTCCTCGGCTGACAAGAAGAAGGATGCTGAGCGAGCTAAGGAGTACCGAGAGAAGAACCAGAAGCCCTCGGAAGAAGTCGAGCAGCTTCAGAAGCAGATCGAAGAGGTTACAGAGAAGATCGAGAAAGCTCGTGAAGCTCTGAAGGCAGCGCTTGCTAAGCACGCTTCGTCTAAGCCTCGCTTCAACGTTTCGCCCAACTCCGCAGACGGCAATGAAAGCCGTTGACACACAATTGAAGGGAGACAGTCAAAATGGAACCCAATTTTAGTGGCTGGGCCACTAAGGCAGGTCTCAAGTGCACCGACGGCCGCACCATCATGCCCGAAGCCTTCGCGCACCAGGACAAGATCCGTGTTCCTCTGGTCTGGCAGCACGGCCACCAGAACCCCGAGAACGTTCTCGGTTACGCCATCCTTGAGCACCGCGCCGACGGCGTCTACGCTCATGGATTCTTCAACGACACCCCGCAGGGCAAGAACGCGCAGGCTCTTGTCGAGCACGGGGACGTCGACTCGCTGTCCATCTGGGCCAACCAGCTGGTCGAGCGCGCCAAGCAGGTCTTCCACGGCGCCATCCGTGAGGTCAGCCTGGTTCTGTCCGGCGCCAACCCCGGCGCAAAGATCGAGAACGTCACCATTCGGCACTCGGACGGCGACCAGATCGAGCTGGAGGATGAGGTCATCATCACTACTGGAATCAGCCTCGAGCACGCTGACTCGGAGGACTCTTCGGAGGCCGAGAGCGGCGAGACCCTGAAGGATGTGTACGACACTCTCAGCGACAAGCAGAAGACTGTCGTGCACTACATGATTGGCGAGGCGCTCGAGGGCGCTTCGGCTCAGCACAGCGACACCGACGACAACAACCTTACTCACCAGGAAGGCGACTCCGCCATGCCCATCACGCACAACGTGTTCGAGAGCCAGGCCGTGACCACGCAGGCGCGGCCGAAGCTGACCCACGACCAGCTCAAGACCATCGTCGAGGACGCACAGAAGATGGGCTCCTTCAAGGAGTCCTTCATCGCGCACGCCGGCGAGTACGGCATCACCGACATCGAGCTTCTGTTCCCGGACGCCAAGGCGATCCAGAACACCCCCGAGCTCATCTCGCGCCGGCAGGAGTGGGTCAACGGAGTTATTTCCGGTGCCCGCAAGTCGCCGTTCTCGCGGATCAAGTCCCTCTCGGCGGACATCACGCACGAGGAGGCTCGCGCCAAGGGTTACATCAAGGG